TTGGCTTATAAATCTTTCTGTGGTATAATATCTTTAGTTGTTTAAACTGTATGGCAAAGTCTCCTAGTTTTAATAAGTCAAATTATATTCCTGGAAAACCCAAATGCACTCGTCAAGGGCGCAGTAAAAATACAAATCTTGCTGCTACTGCACGTAATGGACGCAAAAAGCGTTATCGTGGTCAAGGGAATTAATGAATAAAGAGGCACATATTAGGGAATGGATACACAAAGTATCGATACTACGCCCAGAATTGGGTGGTTTTGCAGTCTGTCCCTATGCCTCGACCGCAAAATATAAAATTGTAGAGTGTCAAATTGACGATATCGAGCCTATTGAAGGTTACGATGTCGTCATTTTTATTGTAGAAGATTATCACAGCGTTGAAGATATACTAGAATGGGTCGAATCTTACAACAAAATATGGGAAGATTGGGAGTTTTTTGAAGATTGTGCGGAAAAAATCAGTTTTGTTGGCGAAATTCAGAGTAACAACGGACTTTACAACCTAATTTTAGCGCAGCCTAAAGCAAAATTGAGACAATTCCGCAAAATTCTGAGTAATACCAAATATTATGACTACTGGGATGACGATTATATGCGCGAAATTCTCGGTGATGACTACGATTTAGTGAAAAAACAGGGATAGCAACCCCTCTAAAAGTTCTGTTTAACCCTTATGGAGCAAACAGATGGCTAACAAACCAATTCCAGATAATGTGCCTTCGATGATGCAGAAGGATTTCGGCACTTCTGTGCTTATTACAGACCCCAGAAGTGATGCATTACTGAGAAAAGCACATATGCAGAAGTATAAAATCCCTGAAAACCGCATGGAAAAGTGGTGTGGTGGTAAAGATGGGTTTGATGACTATGTAGAATGGTTATGAGCGGGTCTCCGACATAAAACCTCTGGTGGGCAAGAAACTCCGTCATTAGTCTGATAAATACTTTGGACTAGTAGTGGTGTATTCATGCCCACCTTTCAAACTTTTAAAGACATAAGTGTTGCCTTTGGGGCACACCCAAATACAAAAGATTTGGTGGTGGTTAAAAATGAAACTGCCATTAAAAATGCTTTGCAAAATTTAGTATTAACAAAGCCAGGTGAAAGACCATTTAACTCATTACTTGGTACTAGAATAGCAGATTTGTTATTTGAATTACTAGATTACGCAACCTCATCTAGTCTTCAGGATGAAATTAGACTTGTAATTGAAAGATATGAGCCACGAGTTAATTTACTTCAAGTAGAAGTAACTCCAAATTTTGACACAAACAGTTATGAAGTCTACATTGAATTTGAAATTATAGGTAGAGAAAGTTTAAATTCTCCATTATCTACAGAATTTATTCTACAAAGAACGAGATAATCAATGCCATACTCTCAGTTAAATCAATTAGATTTTAATAACATTAAAACTTCGCTCAGAGAGTATCTAAGAGCGCAATCAGAGTTTACTGACTATGATTTTGAAGGAAGTGCTCTTAGTGCTTTGATTGATCTGTTAGCATACAATACTTATTATACTGCATTCAACACCAACATGGTGGTGAATGAAATGTTTTTAAGTTCAGCAACTTTACGTGACAATGTTGTAGCAATAGCTAAGCAATTAGGATACAGACCTAAATCTGCTACAGCATCAAAAGCAGTTGTAAACCTAGAATTAACTTACATTTCTGAAAATAAACCGAATACTGTTGTTATACGAAGAGGATCCGCATTTTCATCGTTTTTTGAAAATTCTGCGTATCAATACAGTATTTTAGAAGATGCAAGGGCAACGGTGAATAATGGTGTTGCTTCTTTCAGCAATTTAGAAATTTATTCTGGTAATATAATCACTGATTATCATGTAGTTAACAATTCTTTAAGAAATCAAAGATTTTTAATTAAAAATGTAAACGTAGATACAAATACAATTAAAGTCAGAGTATTTAAATCTACACAATCTTACCCAAATGGGTATTTTGATACTTATGATTATGCAGAAAATATTTTAAATGTTAATCCCGAAAGTAAAGTATTCTTTCTAACTGAAATCGAAGACGAAAATTATGAATTACAGTTTGGAGATGGTGTATTTGGGAGGAAACTTGAAAATGGCGAATATGTAGAAATTTCATATTTGGTTACTCCAGGTCCAGAAACAAATGGAGCAAGAGTATTTACTTTTAGTGCAATTGTTGAAGATTTAAACTCCACTGACACGTTATCCAATAATTATAACTTAACGATTACAAATTTAATTACTGTATCACCTTCTTCTGGCGGTGAATTCTCAGAATCTATCGATAGAATCAAATTCAATGCCGCAAAGAATTATGCTACGCAAGATAGAGCAGTAACTAGCGAAGATTATAGAGCAATTGTGAGGAGTGTATATCCTTCAGTAGCTGATATAACAGCATTCGGAGGAGAAGAAGATGACCCCCCTGAGTATGGTGTTGTTAAAATTGTCATCAAACCTAAGTATGCAACTTATCTGACTTCATTTACTAAAAAAGAAATTGAAAAAGCACTCAAAAAATACGCAGTTGCTTCAGTTACTCCACGAGTTGTAGACCCATCAATATTATATGTTGAGATGGATTCAAAAATATACTATGACACTACTCTCACTACATATAAGTCAGATAAAATAAAAGAATTAGCAATCAAGAATATTGAAGATTATATACAATTATCAGATACAGAAAAATTTAATGGCAAATTCCGTTACAGTAAGTTTGTTGGTGTTATTGACGATTCTGACGCTTCTATCAAGTCAAACTTGACTACTATAACTATGCGTAAGGATTTCTATCCTGCATTAAATTCAAAGTTTTATTATGAAATATGCTTTAAGAATCCTTTCATTCAAGATGATGAACCATCTATCACCAGTACTGGTTTTACTGTAAGAGAGTTTCCTCTAGACACCGTTTTTATAGAAGATAGACAAGGCAAATTAGTTTTGTATAAATTAGATAGTATAACTGGTGAAAAGGTAGTAGTTAACTCAAATCTAGGTAAAGTTAATTATGGAAAGGGCGAAATAATGATGTATGATTTGACTATTATCAAAGGAAGTTTCAATGATGATAAAATCGAGATTCGCGTCAATCCATTAATTAATGATATCGTATCTACTAGAGAAATGTTTTTAGATGTAGATATCACAAAAAGTAAATTCACAATCATTCAAGAGTAGTTAAATGTCGGTAGCTAAGAAAAGAATTTCTACTTTAGTTGATAATCAACTACCAGAATTTATTTCAACCGAATATCCAAAGTTTTCTGCATTTATACAGAAATACTATGAGCATTTGGAGTTAACTGGGCAATCTTTAGATATTATTAACAATCTATCTAATTATGCTGACATTGATACTTACGAAAAAAAAATTTTATCAGAATATACTCATATTACTTCTAATGTATTAGATTCCGATACAGTAATATTTGTCGAAGACACTTATGCATTCCCAGAAAAGAATGGATATGTGATGATTGATGATGAAGTAATATTTTATGCTGAAAAAACAGCTAATTCATTCATTGGATGTGTTAGAAATGTTAGTGGCACTACAAAACTAGGTGATTTATATAATACATCGACATATAAAGTCGGTAATTATGGTAATGGAGTAAATCATCTTTCTGGTGCTCAAATATACAACATTAGCAATCTATTTTTATATGCTTTTGTTAAAAATTACGAAACACAATACCTCGCATCTTTCCCCGAAGAATCTTTAAAAAAAGAGATTGATAAAAGAACACTAATTAAGAATATTAAGCAATTTTATAGGTCTAAAGGCACTGAGCAGTCTATAAAATTCATATTCAACTCATTAATAACTCAAGATGGGTTAGATATTCCAGAAATTTATTATCCAAAGGATAATACGTTAAAATCTTCAACATCGGATTGGATTAATAAATTATCTCTTCGTGTAAAAGTAATATCTGGTGATCCTTTTAAAGTAATTGGCGAAAAATTATATCAAGAGGAAGATGTATATAATTCTTCCGTAAAAAATGCATTTGCAATTATTGATAATGTTAATTTTCTTGGCAATTTTGATGGCGAAAGCATTTATGAAGTCATTTTAGCTCCAGAAACAGTTGTTGGAGAGTTTTCTGTAGCACAAAAGACATTTTTGACCAAAAGATTACTCCCATCTTCTTCTACAGATAATAGAATTAATGTTTTTTCCACTTCTGGTTGGAAAAATGTCAAGGGAAAGATAAGAATAGGATCTGAGACATTCACATTTAAAGATAAGAATGTCAATCAATTTGTTATTGATAGTAGGTCTGGAGGAAATAGCGCCATTAGTGGCGATTATCCTAAAAATACTCAGGTATTAAATTACAGTAATCTTTCTGCAAAATATGTAGAAGATGGTATTGAGAAAAATGTTTCATTTTTATGTTATGGTGTTTTATATGGAGTGTCTGTTTCTTCTGGTCAACCATATTCAACCGAAGGCGATGAAATACAAATAAGTGATTCTGGATTTGAAACTAGAAATCCAGTTATATACAATAAATTATCTTCATCTGTTAGATGGTTGTTGAATAGTGATACTACTGGTAGCAATATTTCTGGACTAGAAGAAGTATTGACTGACATATCAGCTATTTACGAAGACGATCAATACTACTACATTGCATCTTCTGGATTGCCATCCTATAATATTGGCAATTTTGTTACATTGACACCTTCTGATCAGAAGAATCTTAAATTAATTAGAAAAGAAGCAATAAGAAATACTGAGTTATATCCAACTCCAACTAGAGACATTGGTATTTTCTTGAATGGCGTTTTAGCATATGGATATAAAGACTATGATAGTCAAGATGTGATTTTTGGTGGCGTAGAGACTATTAATGTAACAAATAAGGGTAAAGGATATAAAAATCCACCATACGTCTTGATAGAGGGTGACAAGGAAGCAAAGGCAAGAGCAATTCTTTCTGGAGAAGTGTTAGAAAGAATCGAAGTAATTAATCCTGGTGAAAAATTTGAGAGAAATCCAAGCGTAACTATAACTTCTGGTAGAGGCGCTCAAGTGTCGGCAACTGTCACTAAAGACAAAGTAACTAAGCTTACAATTGTTAATCCAGGAGAATATTATTCAACCCCCCCATTAATTTTTATCAAAGATAGAACTAATAATGGTAGATTAGCTGAATATACTTCAATTATTTCAACAGATGGTAAGTTAATTGGATTTAATAAAATCAGTGAAGGCAAGTTTTACACTCAAGAAAATATTAGTGTAGAAGTAATTCCTATCGGAAGAGATGCTACTGCATCCGCATTCGTAAAGAGATGGAAAAATAATAGATATGATAGATTAAAGAATAGAAT